CAATGCGCTCTTGTGTGGCCTCGAGCCGCTCGGCCTGCTGGCGCGCAGCGTCGATGGTGCGCCCCAGCCGCACATAAGAATCGGCCAGCCCGCCGATGGGGCGGCCTTGCGCGCCCACGCGGGCCAGCCGTTCGCCCAGCTGCTCGTGCAAGCGCGTGGCCGTGCTCACGCGGTGGTTGAGGTCTGTCAGACCCTGCCCCAGCGTTTGCAGCGCGCCCTGGGCGGCGCCGGTGGCCGCTGTAACCAGTATGCCTAGCCGTACCGTTGTCATGATCTGCGCCCCCAGCTATCGATCAGCGGGGGCCGACTCCCGCTTGATCTGCTCTGCCGCCAGCCGGCACCATTGCAAAAAATCATCCACCTCCAGCCCCTCGATCTCGGAGGGCTGGAAGCGAAACCAGCGGGCCAGCAAGCCGGCCCCCTTCCACACCTCAGCCGGGTCAATCCAACATGAGGCGAAAGGCATCTTGGATCGCCTTGTAATCGGCCAGGTCGAACTCGAGCACGTCTTCGGGCACCAAGCCCGAGAGGCGCGCGATCAGGGCGATCTCGTGCTCGTCTTGCTTGTCGCCGGCGCGCGAGGCCTCTTTGAGGTCGGCCACCTTGGCGCGGCGCAGCACCAGCTTGGTGAGCTCCTTGCCCGATGCCAGCTTGACCGGGTGTTTGAGGGTGATCTCTTTCATGCTCAGGCTCCCAGGTGGCTGCGGTAGGTGGCCAGCACGTCTTGGCCGGCGGCCTTATAGATGTTGGCCAGCACGTCGATCTCGGTGATGTCTTCGCCGCCCACCGTCAGCTTGAAGTAAGTGGCAAAGAACTCGGACTCCAGCTCCACGTTTTCGTGCTGCTTGTAGTTGCCGCCGGGCAGGCTCTTGAAGGTGACGGTGAGCAGCGCCACCACCGGGCGCTCCTCGGTGCGCCCAGGGCTGGCGTAGGTTTCCACGCTGGCGCGCACTTGCAGCTGCACGCTGCGAAACGGGTTGGCGGTTTTGCGCAGCGCATCCGGGTACAGCGACGACCACTTGATCTTGCCCTCGAGCTTTTCGAAGCCGGCAAAGGCCTCGATCGAGCCCACCATGCCCAGCGCCTTGTGATCGGCCATTTTCGCTTGGAGCACCGGCAGCTCGATCTCCTCGGCGCGGCCCAGCATGGAGCCGCCGTCGAGGTAGATGTTGGCATTGGTCAAGCGGTTGATGGAAATCTTGCTCATGGCTTACTCCTTATTGGGCACCGCCCAGGCTGCGCAGCAGCTCGATGTCGATGAACGACTCGAACGTGATGCGCTCGCACGGCGTGGGCGGCATGAATGTGATGTCAAAGGTCAGGTGCCCCAAGGCCACTGCGGTGGGCGGGTTTTTGGCGGGATCGTAGGTGCACGAGCCGTCGATCAGCGCGCCGCGGCTGATCAGGGTGCGGATGAAGGCATCCACGCTGCCCGCAATCGAGTCGATGAGCGCATCGTTGATCGGGTAGGCCATGAATTGCAGCATCGAAAACTCGACCGACTCGTGCAGCACGTCGGCGGTGCGGCGCACGTTGATGAAGTTGCGCGGGTGCGTCAGCGCCGGCCAAGCCGCCGAGCGGTTGCCCCAGGTGCGCAGCCCGCTGCCGAAGCTGTTGAACACGGTCAGGATGCCGTTTTCGTTGAGCAGGTTGGCCTCGGACTGCGCGTCGTTGATGCGCGCCGTGATCGGGCGCTCCACGCCGGTGATGCCCATGATCTCGGTGTTCGAGGGGCTCCACCAGTAGCCGCTCTCCACGTCGCGGCGGCAGATCACGCCCGCTAGGCGCTGGCTCATGGGCTCGAGGCGCTCGGTCTGCGTGGCCAGATCAAACACGCGCAGGTGCGGGTAGCACAGGATCGCGCGCTCGCTCGAGGTGTTGAAGTTGATGGTGCCAGCCGGGCCGCGCCCTTGCACCGCTTGCTGCACCGTGACGCCGATGGGCGCATCGATCAGCGCCATGGCGCGCAGCCGGTGGGCCATGGCGATCATCTCGGTCGATACCGACAGCAGCGGGCTAAACACCGGCGCCACCAGCAGCTTGGCATCGAAGCCAAAGCGGCTGTAGGTGTCGTCCAGCGCCTGAATGCCGGTGCGCTGGCCGCCAGCCGTGAGGGTGCCGATCACCTCGGCGGGCGTGACCAGCGTCGGGTTTACGTGCTCGTAAGACACGCGCAGCGAAGCGCCGGCCGCGATGGTGCCGGTGGGCACGCGGATGATCTCGCCCCGCTCGGCGTCCACCGTGTAGTGGGTGCCAAGCGCAAAGGTGGTCAGGCCGTCGGCCGAGCGCACCACCACGTTGCTCACGTAGGGGTGAGCCAGCCGGGCGCGGTTGGTGATGGCAGACAGCGTCACGGTCTCGGCGGCCACGGCGCTGCGGTGCACCGCCGGGTTGCAGACGTTGATCACGATCACCGTGCCCGCGCCTTGGTCAAAAATCGCATCCAGCGCTTGCGGGATGGTGAAGCCAGCGGCCACCGATGCGTCGCCAAACTGGGCCGCGTCGCGTGCCGAAAGCACGATCACCGGCTGGTTCACGGCCCCGGTGGGCGCGGTGCCGATCAGGCCCACCACCGCCGTCTTGACCTGGCGAATGGGGCGCGGCCCTTTGGTGATCTCGATGGTTTCAACGCCATGCAGAAAATTGGCAGCCATGATCAAACCTCCTTGGTCTTTTTGGTGGGCGCTTCGGGCGCGGGCTTGACGGGCACAGGGCGCAAAAAGCCCTGCTCCTCGAGCGCTCGCGTCAGCTCAGACTCGGGCAGCTCGACCTCGTGGCCCGGCCACAGCAGCACCTCGGTGCCGTCGGCAAGCGTTAGGCCCGATGCCGGGCCGTGGTAAACGTACTTCATGGGAGCACCTCCTGCTCAAAACCGTGATCCAAAACCAAGCGACTGAGCGCGGGGCCAGCGGGCGCATCTGCGTCCTCAACCACCACACTCGACACCTCAAACACCAGCTCGTAAATCCACAAGCCGGCCTCTTGCGACACAAAACGCTCCGACGCCAGCCGCACCTTGCGGCAGTCTGGCAGCCGCTGGCCCAGCAGCGCCAAGCGCGCCGCGTCGGTGAGCAGCAGCGCACCGTAGGCGTCGTGCAGACTGCGCGCCACCACCGACACGCCGATAGCGATCTCGCGCTCTTGCGACACGATGCCCACATCCACCGACGCGCCGTAGCGGCTGCCCCGGTAGTCCACCAGCAGCGCCGCGCGCGGGTGGTTCATGCGCCACGTGCTCGGGTTGTCTGGGTACAGCGCCACCTCCACGCCGGGCACCTGCGCTTGCAAGCGCGCCGCCACGGCCTCGAGGATGGGCTTGGTCGCGCCCATCAGAACTCACCCCCGGCAAACACCCGCTTGGGCGCCACCGCCAGCGGGCTGCCCGCCGGTGCGCTGGTGCCCAGGCGCAGGCTGCCCGCAGCAATCGCCGCCAGCGTCTTGCGCGCGGCCACGCACTCGCCCTTGACGGCGTCGGGCATGTCCATGCCCTCGGGGCGGCGTGCGTACAGCCGGCAGCGCGCCAGCGTCACGCACAAGTGCTTGAGCACCGCCGGCACCGGGTTGGGCAGCGCCAGCCCGCCATCGGCCAGCGCGGCGTCGATTTCGGCCGTGGCCGCCGCCAGCATTTCGCCGATCACCGCCGCATCGGGCACCGTCGCCGCCGGGTTGTCGGCGCTCAAGCGCAGCAGCGTTTCGGGCGGAATCGCCAGCGCCAAGTCACCCAGCACCGCGTATGTCATGCCAGACCCCCGTTGCCAGCCGTTGCCAGCGGCTTTTGGCGGGTTTTTTTGGCATCGGCAATACCTTGCCCTACCTCGGTGCCTTGCGCGTCTCTGGCGGGCTCTACGGGCTTCGGCGGTTCGTGCGCCGTCGCCGCCCCTTCGGCCAGCAAAGCCAGCGCGTCGGCCTGCGGCACAGCCAGCACCTCGCCGGGCGCGTAGCTGCGCCCGTTGTGCCGTATCGGCTGCACCGCCAGCAGCCCTACTGCGCCCGCGTCCATCAGGCCACCGCCGCCGAGATCAGGTAGCCGGCGTTGGCGCAGGCGATCACTGGTGCCAGCGAGTCTGTGACCGGATAGATCCAGCTCTTGCTGTTGCGGTCGCTGTAGGGCGTCTCGACCAGCGGGTAGTTGCGCAGCCGGTAGGTGTAGCCATACGAGGGCAGGCCGCCGTCGTTGAGGCCGCTGGTGTCGGTGTAGGCCACCACCACCGAGTTGCCCCACACGTCGCG